CGGAGTTGGGACTAACATCCACTACTTCGGAGAAGGTGGTGATGCGAATCTAGCAACGGCCCAGGCGATGGAGTTGCCTATGGTGAAATCCTATGAGGACTGGCAACAGTTCGTCCAGGGAGAGTTCACCAAGCTATTGCTTTATGTATTGGGACAGGCACGGGATCCGGACAGTGCCAAAGATGACATCAAGCGGGTCGCCTTCATCTTCCCACCAATCATTAGCCAGGACGTTGTGAAGTACATGACCGCCTGGAGCCAGATGGTGACGAACATCGCATCAGGCAACAGAGCCGTCCAGGAGCAGGCAATCCGCGGTGGCCTCACGGTCATGGGGGTAGCGAATATCGACGGGCTCATGCCGGGGATTCTCCAAGAGATGGAAAGGGCTGAGTTGGAGAAGCAAGCTCAGGCACAGGCCATGCAAGATGCTCTGGCAGGCAAGAACAGCCCGGACAATCCACTAACTGGTGATGGGAACGGTAAAGGACCCCCAAACGTCAGGAATCGGGATGGAAAGAGCGTAATTGCTGGCCGAGACGGCAGTAGCAACGCCCTAGATCCGAAATTGAAGCGCGTAGCTGTGGGGAAGCCCCCAGCCGAGAAGTAGGAGGATAAATGGGACTTCTTGAACTGCCAACCTTGGCTCCAGAACAGAAACGCCTATGGTCAGAGTTCCTGTCAAAGACTGGTTACAGCCGGGAATCAGTGATTTCCGTTAGTTACTACTCCAAGACTTTCCTCACCCACAATGGCGGCAGGTACCAGATGTCGGATGGTGGCAAGATCAAACACCTTGCCGGTCCTTCTCCATACGCTGAGGATAGAGCTTCATGAGTGCTTTGAGTGACCTCCTCTCCAATTTCTACAAACTGTCAGGTTGTGTAGTTGGAGATGTACTAGCAACGAACACCACAACCTGGAAGGTGGTTACCACCAAAGGGGGGAAATACGCTCTCAGTGGTGGTACCCCACCTAATGCAACTATCATCACACGGGAATGTGGACCCAAGACCCCGAAGGATACACCCAAGGCAGTTCAGCCTTTTGGAGTTCCAACGGTGGCATAGGAGAATAACATGGTAAACGAACCGGAGGCGGCGGTTAAGAACTGGATGACCGTGTTTCTGAAGAACACCGGCTATTCAGAAACCAACGTGCTGTCTTCAAACCCAGCCAAACGGACTGTGGTTACATCCAATGGTGGTAAATATCAGGTAATGAGGAATGGGAGGGTGCGAACCCTTTCTGGGCCTTCATACCCGAAGGAGCAGAAGAGTGGCGAAGAAGAGTAAGAAATCCAAGCGCGGATGCTAGGGGCAAAAGATGCCAGGCTCCGTAACAGTCCCCTCAACTCTGAGTGGGAATGCGGCCTCGATCTGGCGCAGTGCCTTTCTCGCAGCCTATAAAGAACACAAGGGCAGTGACGAAATTGCTGCCAAGATCGCATGGTCCGCGGTAAAGAACAAGTACAAGAAGAATGAGAAGGGAGAGTGGGTGACGAAAGAAGCAGATAAAAGCCCCACCACAGAACATGAAGTAGTTGAAGTCTTCGACCTCTCTGAAGGAACCACATTCTCTGTGGATGAAGCCACGGGGAAGATGGGGGCGAAGATTACAATCATCAAGGCCGGAACCTCGAAGAACAACCGGCATTATCCCCCAGAAGTGCTAGAAAACGCAGTAAATCAGGGGCACTTTAACGGGATTCGGATGTTCATCGATCATGGTGGGCCACCCCAGAAACGGTCTATGAAAGACCTAGTTTCAGCTATTGGTGAAGCTTACTGGGATGCAGAGAACCAGAAGGTCACAGGGGATGTAGATTTCTTCAACAAAGAATTCTTCGAGTATGCCCAGCGGGCTACTAACTACATCGGCACTTCAATTTCCGCGCAGGTCCGGGGATACCGGCAGAAGGAAGCCAGTAAGGTCATCGAGAAAGTTACGGGTTTCGAGCGAGTCCATTCCACAGACTGGGTAATCTACCCAGCAGCTGGGGGTGGCGTAGACCAGTTCGTATTCGAAGGAGAGCAGGACGTGGATTGGGAGAACCTTACTCTGGAAGAGCTGGAGAAGAACGCTCCCGGATTGGTCGAGCAGCTTACTGCTAAGATCAAGGAAAGTCTGAAGCCGGCGGATGATGAGAAGGACACGACCTCCTTCACCAAGGAAGAGGTTGAGGCTCTCATCGAAACGAAGGTGAAGACGATTCGCGAGTCTTATGATGCCGAGCAGGCTAAGAAGGCAGAAGCCCAGACCAAGTATCGGGAGTTCATCACCAAGGCTGGAGTTCCGGCCAAGACGCAGGAGCGTCTCATCCGCCAGTTCTCAGATGGCACTGAGTTCGTAGAGGAATCCGCCAAGGCAGCTGTGGAAGAGGCCAAGGCAGAACTCAAGGAAGCCGGCGCTGGGCCCCACATCACCGACATGGGAACCACTGGTTCTACTGATGGTGAGAAGAGTCCTCGTGTTGTTACTGCTAAGGATGCGGTCGAGAGTTACTTCAAGACCGGCCAGAGCAACAAGGAAGAGGCTAAGAAGTGAGCACCAACTTCATTCAGGCAGGCCGCAGGTACCAGTTTACCTCCACAGTCTTGCATCACGCTGGTGATCTCGTCTACAAGGATGGGTACTTCGGAGTCATCCAGGACGACGTTCACACCGTCGGCGACAAGGTTATGATGATCCTTGAGGGCGTTTGGCTCTTGCGGAACCCTCTCGGAACAGCTGCAGGAATGGCCCCTGGAGATCTGGTCTACGCGAATGCCGTGCATTATGCGACGACTCTTCAGGTTCAGGCCGCTGCTTCACAGGGAGCTTCTGGTCCTCTCAACTTTGGCAAGGTTTGGGCATCGGGGAATGCTTCCCTGGTTGCTGTCAAGCTCATTCGCCCCTAATCTAGGAGGGTTTAAGTACTAATGGATGACATCCTCGGGAACGCGATGGGAATCGCTCCTGGCAGGACGATCCGGGTCTATGAGGCTTACATCGAAGCCAAGAAGCAGGCAGACGCTGGGCTGTTGGACGCAGAAGAGGCAATGTCCACTTCTGACTTCCCGACCTACATGTCTGCCCTGATCCGACACCGCTTCCTTACCAGGTTCAGCGAGCTCCAGGGCGTCTGGACCCAGTATACCAAGGACTTCTCCCTCGAAGACTTCGAGGAATGGACGTCTTCTCGCTTTGGCCGGTTCGCCGACATCAGCCAGAAGGCCCTGAATGCTCCTTACGAGCAGCTGGCAATCAAGGAATTCCCGGCTGAGAAGCTCCGGTTGAAGGAGTGGGGGAATGGCTTCAGCCTGACTCGTCAGTTGATCCTGGCAGACAGGCTTGGAGAAATCGCTCGGCTCCCGAACTTGCTGGCGGAAGCTCTCGCGCGGACAATGTCCAAGCGATGCGCCGTCACCATGTTTGAGGGCAATCCCACGATGTATGATGGAGAAGCACTGTTCAGTGCTGCCCATGGTAACATCAAGACCACGGCCCTCACCGCTAACATCACCGGAGTTCAGACGGTTCAGGCCGCAGACCTCCTGTTCGATGACATGACTGACGATGAAGGCTACAAGATCGTCACGCCGGGCAATCGGACTATGATCATCCCGACTGAGTACCGATGGATCGCCAAGGCTCTCCAGCAGAACCAGCTCATTCCGAATGCTGGTGGGACTGCCCTTGATGCGAACCTGATCGCGGGTACCTTTGACATCCTCATGGAGCCCTTCTTCTCCGATGATGACAGCTGGTACCTCGCAGCCGATCTTAAGGGTGATATGGCCTTCATGGCTCATATTACTCTCAATGGCAATACCACTCCTTTCGTTGGGCTCAAGGATCCGGCCGTTCGCGCAGTCATGGGCGGGAACGATCCCTACTCCTTCGAGTTCGATGAGGTGGAGTACAAGCTCCGCCACGACTTCGAGTTCAAGCCGATCGAGTGGCGCGGGATCATCGGTTCGGTAGTTTCCTAGTAAATCACCTGTGCTTTTGCACTAGAGGAGAGTGAAATGGCGGCGCAGCAGATTTCCCTCGGTATGATAGTTCGTAACGAGGGAAGAACACTCGACATGTGCCTGTCGTCGGTGGCTCCTTACGTCCATGAAATCGTGATTGGATTAGGTGGGGAGTCCACCGACGATACAGAGCAGATTGCTAGGAAGTACACTAACAAGATCATCCCGATCGAGTGGCATGAAGATTTCTCGGAGGCCAGAGAGATCGTCATGGCACAGTGTACTGGACAGTACTTCATGTGGATCGATGGAGATGATGAAGTACTAAATGCCAATCTGATCCCTTCCATGTTGGCGAGCAATCCTAATGTAGATGGTTTCTACATGGGTTATGATTACGCTCGTGATGAGAATGGGAATAACACATGTTACCTAATCCGTGAAAGGATAGTCAAGTTTCATCCAGAAGCTCCCAACAGGGGTTGGGTCTGGTTGGGGAAAGTGCATGAAGTTCTCGTTAGCCGAGAATTTGAGGAAATTCCCCTCAAAGTGGATGAGATCGTCATCAGGCACCACAAACCACTTGGAAAACATGACCCAGAGAGAAACCTCAAGATCCTCTACGCAGAACTGGCTGCCAGCGAACCAAACCCAGACCCACGAGTTCTTTCTTACATAGGAAATGAAATCTCAGGTCGGGCTCCCAAGGAAGCAATCCAGCACTGGCAGCGCTTCATCAAGCTCTCTGGATGGCGTGAAGAACGATACCAGGTACAACATAAGATAGCAGATACCTACCGCGCCTTGGGCGAGTACGATAAGGCTCTGCTAGCTGATTACGACGCTATCCGCCTGGCCCCTGATTGGCCGGACGCATACTTCGGACTGGCCGAAACTTACTACATAATGGATGAGCACAAAGCAGCGGTAGAGATGACCAAGGCTGCTTCAACGAAAACTCCACCGCAGACAATGCTCATCATCAATCCTAGGGATTATGATTACAATCCACTGATGGTTCTGGCCTTGGCTTACACCAAGTTGAATGATTTTGAGATGGCTCTAGCCAACTATGAGAAGGCTTATAAGATTAAGCCACATCCGTTGACGGCTGAGCAAATCAGGAATCTCAAGCGTGAGATAGACCTCCACAAGACTGTGGATGCTTTCCTTACGCTCCGGACTCATCTGGGTCGGTACGATGAATGGATTAAGGTTCGAAACCTCTACAACTCAGTTCCGAAACTGATTTCACAGCATCCGACAATCCAAGAGACTTGGCAACGCACGATGAGACAAACTTCTCATCTAGTTAATCCGGAGGCTATGAAACAGTACTACACCCACAACGAGGAATGGACTCCCGTCCCTGAAGATTACCTCACTAATCCAAGATCATTCGACAACTCGCCGGGTTGGGGTGGATTCAACGGGAGAATGGCCTTTGCTTTGAAGATTGCGAAGGATATCAAAGCGAAGAAGGTCGTAGACCTGGGCTGTGCGGATGGGATGTTCTCTCTTCTGCTAGCTCAGAACGGATTCCCCTCTGTGGGATTTGACATGGATCCCAACTGCTTGGCAGTCGCCAAAGAACGAGCTGAGAAGTATAATCTTCCAGCCAAGTTTGTAGAGGCGGATGTCATGGAGATTGGTGGGGTAGATGGGGAAAAGGCAGATCTGGCATTAGCTTTCGAATTGATAGAGCACTTAGTGAACCCAGAAGACTTCCTACGACGCGTAGAGCTTCTGGCAAATCATGTAGCTCTCACTACTCCATACCTGGCTTATGATGAGGGGAATCCTCCCTCCTGGGATAAGGATGACTTCCGAGGGCATGTAAGGATCTTTGATCTTTACGATGTCGAGGCCATGCTGACTCCCCGTGGGAGGATCAACAATCTCTACCGCGTGCCACAGGGGGAGAGTGGCTGGATCTTCGCTGATTACGAAGTTAATGAACCCAGCGGCCCTTCAGTTACCATTGCGGCATTCAGCAGCCCAGAACCGCTTGATCCTACGAAGATGGCTAAAGAGGGAATGGGCGGTTCAGAACTGGCTGTTGTTAAGTTGGCAGAAAATCTGGTTAAGATGCCAGGTAACCCTAGGGTTTATGTTTACTCTAAGAATGAGAATCCTGGGTATTATGACAAGGTTTGTTACCGACCGGAAGACCACTGGCGACCGGAAATCGCAACTGACCTCTTCATTGCGTGGAGAGCGCCAGAAGCTGCAGAGTGGGGGGTCAGAGCCAAGAAACGCATCTTGTGGTTGCATGATATGGACTATGGCGATAGGCTTACCGCCGTCCGCGCGCAGGCTTTCCACAAGATCGTAGTACTGAGTGAGTGGCACAAACAGCACATGCTTGCTACTTACCCCTTCCTCGATCCAGAACAACTAGTAATCATCGGGAATGGAGTAGATCCCTCGAGATTTAATACCCCAGTCAAGCGTCATCCAAAGAGGGTGATTTACTCCTCATCTCCAGATCGTGGCTTGGATGTCATTCTTGAGGGCATCTGGCCCAAGATAACTCAAGCAGTCCCCGATGCTGAGTTGCACGTGTACTATGGGATGAACGTCTTCGACAAGTACGCAGACAGGTTCGAATACCTCAAAATCTGGAAAGAGAAGATTAATGGGTTGTTCCTGGCTAATAAGAACGTAGTACAACATGGGCGGGTAAACCAGGAACAGCTAGCGGAGGAGTTCAAGAAAGGGGCAATCTGGCTCTATCCAACTTACTTTTGGGAGACCTACTGCATCACAGCGATAGAAGTACAGTTGGCCGGCGTCATCCCAGTCTTCAACAGAATAGCAGCTCTTCAGGAGACTGTGGCTAGTGGGTTTGCTATTCCTGGAGATGTTAGGGATCCCAAGATACAGGAGGAATATGCGAAAGCCGTGATCCAGATCCTCACAATGGACAGGGAAAAGAGGCAAGCCATTCATAAGGAAGTGAAGGCTTCAGTCCGTTACCAGACCTGGGAACAGGTAGCAAGAGAGTGGTACTCTAACTTCCTTCAGGGAGGAACTAACTAATGGCTAATGCCCTCTACGAGGCTGGCAGGAATGCCTTTCTTAGTGGGTCAATTGCTTGGGTTGCGGACAACATCAAGCTCCATCTCGTCAATATTGTAGGCGTGGCTTCACCCTACGTCTTCGATGCAGCTCACCTCATGTTCGCTTCAGTTCCGACATCGGCAAGAATTGCGACGTCGGCATCTCTCTCAGCTAAGGCTGCGGCTTCGGGAATTGCTGATGCAGACGATACAATCTGTTCAGCGGTTTCGGGGCCGACAGCCGGCGCGATCATCATTTTCAAGGAGGGTGCCAGTCATGCGGCTAGCCTCCTCATCGCCTACATCGACACCGCGACTGGACTCCCAGTTCAGCCGAATGGTGGCGACATCACAACCCAGTGGGACTCTGGAGCCAATAAGATCTTCAAGCTGTAGTCTGGAGATGGGCCAGTGGTAGTCTGCGGATTGCCACTGGCCTAAATCCTGAGGTGGCTGGCATGATAGATCGGTGGGAGCTCCAGTTAGTTGGTAGGTTGAAGGAATTAGTGTGCTTTGAAGGGGAGGGCAGCTGATGGCTGGACCCTTCCCCACAGTCATCGCTTCTACTAGCTCGAACGTCGCGACCAACGGCACAGATCATATCGTTAACCTCCCGACAGGTTACAACGTCAAAGGTCGCCTCCTACTCGTGTTCTTCGCCACGGATGCGGCGCCGTCGATCTCGTGGCCGTCCGGGTGGGACTCCCTCATTGGTGGGGGGTATGCGAACTCAACCAACAGCAAGCTTGATATTGGCTACCGTGTTACAGATGGGACGGAGTCGGAGTCGCACATCCATGTCACGACTGGGGCGAGCGAGCAGACAGCTCACGTCTCGTACCTGATTGGGCCTTTCTATACATCGGCGACTCTAGCGGATTTCCTCGCCGCCTCGACTACTGCTACAGGAGCGAGCACGAATCCGAACCCGGGGAGTCTCAACCCGGCGAACTGGGATATCGAGAATACTTTGTGGGCTGCGGTTGCTGGATGGGATTACAACCGCTCCCTCTCTGGCTACCCCTACGCTGATAATAATCTTTACACCCGGGCGAACACAACGAATGGCTGTGGGGTCGGAGCCTGCACAACCCCCTCAGCGGCAGCTTCACTGGACCCTGGCAATTTCACGATCGGTGTTTCGGATGACTGGATTGCAGTTACTGTGGGGATTCGTCCACCACAGAACTACACAATTGCGCCGAGTGCCATCACTACTGGTCAGGCGCTTGGGACTGCGGTAATCTCCCGAAGGATTACGCCGAGTGGAATCACCTCTGCAGCGGCATTGGGCTCTGCTTCGGTTAAGTTGCCACTTCTGATCCGGCCTACAGGTATTAGTGCTCCTGGTGGGCTTGGAACTGTAGCGAAAGCTTGGAGTTGGCCTTCTGGGGCTGAATCTTTCAGCTGGAACGAGAACTATCAAGCTGGTATGACTGTATACACCCATACATGGGAGGGTGATGGGTGGCTGCGTGGAGTTGGTTCTTCCAGTGGAACAGCTGGGTATTATGGATGGTGGACTCTAACAACGACCTTCGAGGGGTTAGGGGTCCCAGCAGGTTCTACGATCACCCGAGCCCGTGTTACTTCTTGCATAACCTCTAGATCATCTGGGAATTCTGCCTGTTATAACAATGGGTATGTAGGGCTCCTCGTAGATAGTTATGACGACCAGCTACTAAACCTGACAGAATTGCTGAATGGTGATACTTCTTCAGACGAAGAGGGACCAGGTAGTTGGAGCAGCACTTACGTTGATGGCCTTCCCTCTGATCATGCCGTTAGTGTAAGATTGAATGAAGATAACAATGTAGATAGTCCTACAGGTGGTTACAACACCTGGAACTGGGAATCAGTAGAGATAGAGATTGAATACAGTGGACCTGGGGGAGCTTCCACTGTTGGTTCCCCGACCGTTAAACGTCTGATCCGCCCAGGAGCTATCTCATCTGCCCAAGCGATCGGTACTGCCACAGTTTCTAGTGGAACTGTTGGGGAGGTACCAACTCTCGTTCAGCAGAAAGCTGGAGCTACCGCCGGTGACCAATCATCTCTGACTATCACTCTCGATGCCCCATCCAAGCGTGGTAATGCATTAATCCTGCAGCTTGGTAGTCATCACGGATGGGACATCACAGGTATCACTGGCGGTGGTACCTGGCAAGAACTGGTCATAAGTGGTGCACATGTGCCAGTGCACATCTGGGCATGTTTCAATTGCGTTGCAACTACTCAGGTAGTTGTTACGTTTGAGAGTGCCCAAGATGCCGCAGCGAATGTTTCAGAATGGTCGAACGTTAGTTGTGCGCAGATCGTCCCAGGTAATACCATCTACCCATTTGGGTGGGAAGCCGATGGAGTAGATAATACTCCACATACCTTAGAAGGCACTCCAGCAGTAGTTCCAGCTGTGGCCCTTGCGGGAACTTACAAGTATTACAGCAGAACTCTGGTTAGTGGGCCAAGTGATGGCTTCACTGCTCTAAATACGGCCCAAGGAAATGACGGTAGCTATGATTACCGCTTGTGGTCTGCTTACAAAGTTTTAAGTTCCATTGCCGCCATAAGTACGAGTTGGGTACTCAGTGATACTGATGGCTGGGATGCCCCGATGGTCATCCTATGGAAGGGTGAAGAATTCACAGCTGAAGCCGGCGGCTCCATCAATTCCTGGGATGCTGATTACGCTGATGCCAGGGCTGGCTCTAACCTTGCCGTTAGCCAGAACTTCGGGGAAGGCCAGATAATCACCGGGCAGTATTATGGTGGTGGCACTCCAGAGTATGACATTTGGGAAGCTTTCCTAGAGTTCGACACTTCTTACATTAGTAGTAGATCTACCATCACTTCGGCAATCCTCTACTGCTATAACTACTCAGATCATGAAGGCACAGAGACTAGACAAGCTAGACTCTATGATTTCGGGGATGCACTAACTACCGCCGATTGGATCCCAGGCGCAAGTCTAAGTGGTTACACCCTACTCGGTGAACAAAGCTCTCCTTGGGATTCCGGTTTTAATAAGTTCAGTGATATTGCCTTCGCGGCAAACATCAACAAGACAGGCAAAACCCGGATCATAATTGCCTCCAGTCGACAAGCTTCTGGAAACGCACCGACTAGCACAGAAGAATATGTCGGTATCAACACAACAACCCGCCCACCAATCCTTGTAGTTACCTACACGACTCCACCTAGGATCGTGGCCTCCGGGGTGGCTTCTGGAGAAGCCTTCGGAGCCGCAGTAATCTCCGGTGGCGCTCCACAGGTAGTCCTCTGTGGACTGGAATGCGCTCCGGGCACTGGCTGGGGTGCAAACGTTACTCGCCACTGGTCCGGTTCCAGTGTCACAACTATCGTCGATACTCCTACAGTTGCTGGGAGTAAACGAGCTCTTAAGCTGACTGCTGCAGGTGCTGCTGGTGACTGCATCTGGGACAGCCAATCAATGGATTCAAAGTGCAAATCTATCCACTTCGCTGTCAGGGTAGAAGATCTACCGTCTACTGATGCGACACTCTTGACCTTGGTTAATGGATCAGGCACCAATAGTACTTGGGCACTTGTCTTCACTTATGATCAGGCGTCAAGCAAGTTCACCATATCCAGTCGTTCTAACTGGGCCAACCGTGTTCTCTCTTCAGTCATAGTCGAAGCTGACCGGTATTACATCATAGACCTCGAAGTCGATGGCATCAACGGAACTGTCGACTGGTGGGTCAACCTAATTGCTCAAACTCAACACGCAATAGGGAGTACTAATCTCCTCTATGGCGCCACGGTTCTGGGCCAGCTCTGGGCCACACCAGTAGCTCCTGCAAGTTATGTAGCTTACTTCGACGACTTCGTCTGGGTTAGCGATATTGTCAGTTATCCACTGCCTTTGGATATTGGCTCGATCGTAGGCTATCGGGTACTGGACACTTCCGGTACTCACAACCTAGGGTCTGGAGACTTCCGGGCGCAGCATTCTGGGGGTACCCCAAGCACCTGGGTCATCAGCAATGGTGATGCCTCCGGGGCGCTGCTCAATCTTGATATTGCCCCCACAAAAAGTCACGAGAACTGGCAAGATGTCCCAGATGCTAATGCCTACATCGAGTACATCTACGATACTGCCAAGGTAAATCAAGCCCCATTCGCAGTTTCTCAGGTAGTCATCGCCTGCCATGATCCTGGGGCGAGTGTCACCCAGAAAGTCCAGCTGTATGATGGAGTCACAGCAGGTGACTCTGCACTAGGCCCACTCCCAGATAGTAATACTACTGACTTCTTGTGGGAGGGAAGAACTTGGGCCAAGGCCCCATCTGGTGGGGCTTGGACGATTGATAAACTTAAGGCTGCACGGTTGCGGTGGGGGTTCGCCCACGATGGGACTTGGGGCGACCCGACTATCAACTTTACTGTGTTGGAAGTGGCCTTCCCAGTACAGAAGATTCAGCAGGGGTATCCCACTGTAGTCCTGGGTGATCGCCCGCTTGCCTACTGGCGATTCAGTGAGCCTAGTGGTACAGGATTGAAGGATACTGCGGGTTCAGCCGATGGGACGTTCTACGGTGTAGGTTACACTCGTGGAGTGGCCGGACTCTTAGCAGATCCCAGTGACCTGGCAACGCTCTTCTATGACCCAGATACTGCTACTGCCCAGGTTGAGGTTCTTGGCATCCCGGCTGGTTCTCCAGTTGGTGCTAGCTTCGAGGTATGGACTAAGTTCACCGCGCTCGGCGACCACATTCACACGTGGCTCCGCTGGGGGAAGCAGGGAACGTCGCGGCCGTATCACTGGTTCTACTACGAGCACCGAGCCGACCAAGCACCTGACTATCATCTGGGCCTTCAGTTCTGGACTCCAGTCAACAGCTACGTGTGGGCTGACTCTGCCACATGGTCACCGAATACCGGGCAACTATACCACATCGTAGCAGTGCACGACTATCTGGCTAGAGAGGTCAGATTCTATATCGACGGTGCGTTCCACAGCCTATACGAAGCGTCTGATACGGCTGTACCTGGGGCAGTCGAAGCGAATGATGATTCTCGCCTTGGCACATACGCCAGCTCGGCTCACCACCTCGATGGTGTCGAGGACGAACTGGCAATCTATCCTTATGTCCTGACTCCTGCTCAGGTTGCAGCTCACTACGATGCGAGATCCCACACCGGAATTGCATCTGCCCAAGCTTTCGGCACGGCTACAGTTTCAGTTTCTAGTATAGTTGGGCAGATCAAGCCTTCTGGAATTGCCTCTGCCCAGGCGATGGGGTCAATAATCCTTAAGGCTACCGCCCGGGTCTCGGCCACGGGGATCGTTACAGCTCAGGCACTTGGTACTACGGTAGCTAAGTCCACGAACAAGATTCTGCCAAGCGGCTTGGCTTCTGCCCAAGCGATTGGATCTCTAACCTTCAAAGCTACTAACCGAATCTCACCTAGTGGTATAGCTTCAGCCCAAGCACTGGGTACTCTGACGGTTGCTAAAAGCGTAGTTAAGATCATCCCAAGTGGGGTTAACTCCGCACAAGCAATTGGCACAGCTACACTGGTTGCGCCGGCCGCAAGCCTCTCTATATCCCCTACCGGTATCACTTCTGCCCAAGCTATTGGTTCTGAGATAGTTGGATTCAGTGTTCCAGGAACTATAGATAGTACAGGAGCTACGGATGTAGCTGCTGCGCTTAATGCCTGGATTGCAAGTATCCCAGCTCACTCAGTTCTATTATTCAAAAGCACTGGTACTTATCGACTTGATACTGGGCTTCATCTGGATAACAAGCATTACCTAGAACTGATTGGTAATAGCTGTACTCTCCAAGCTGGGGCTGGGACTGCAAGTAATACGTCTCTATTCCAGTTGCATAACACTGGTGGGATCTGCTCTTACATCACGTTTCATGGATTCGATCTCATAGGTACCAGTCCAACTCCGGGCGTTTGGGATCCAGATGCGGACCCAGACCCAGAATTCCAGTATGGGATTTCTAACGTCCAGGCACTTCAGGTAGAAGTTTACGACGTTACAGTTACTGCAACAGGCGGAGATGCTTTCTACGGCGGCGGGGGATTTGATACCTACTGGATCCATGATTGCCACGTCTACTCTTGTGGTCGTAATGGCGTATCTGTTATTACCGGCTCTAACCTGCTTGTCGAGGACAACTACTTCGATGTAGTTGCTTACTCAACATTCGATGTAGAACCCAATAATCCTGGCGAGAACAGCTATAACTTAGTATTCCGGAATAACATTATCGGAACAGCTGGGTATGCCGGATTCTTCAATGCTAGTGGATCGACTGGCACGACCATCGACAACGTGACGGTCACAGGAAACCTCATAACTGCCGACTCGATGGATACCGCTGTCACTACAGAACGTGGCGGCGGAACGGTACGGACCAACTTCACGTTCACCAACAATACGTCACAGGTCAACGCTTACCGTTGGGAT